CGGCCTCGCGCAGGGTCTCGAGGCGTTCCTCGAGCTGCTTGATGCGGGCGTCCTTGGCCGCGTTGAGGTTGCCCTGGTGCAGGGCGCGCATCGCCATGTTGACCGGGTCGAAGGGGTCGAAGGGGGCTTGGCTCATCGGGTGAGGGGGCGAGGGGTGGCAGGGGCGGAGGCGACGGAGGCCGCAGGGCGGAAGCCAGAGGCCACGGCGCCGTCGTCGTCGAGGTCGACCGAGATGCCGCAGGCGGTCTGGATGGACTGGCGGCGGATGTAGGTGATGGCTCCGCCGATCTGCTGGGCGGTCAGGCCATCGGCCTTCACCATCAGTTTGCCGAAGTCGAAGCGCTCGCCGGACGCGTGGAGGAAGGCGGTCGATACGCCGACCTTGCCGTCCTCGGAGACGAGCGTCTGGATCAGGGCGAGGTCGTGGTCGAGCAGCACCGGCTTGATGGCGTCGAGCAGCGCGTCGAGGGAGACGTACTTGGCCTTGAAGGCGGGGTTGATTTTGTTGGCCTTGACGTTGTCGAGCTCAGCGAGCGCGGCGACGAGGGAGCCAGTGGCGGTTTGGGTTTTGGGCTGGGTGCTCATGGTGGGAGATTATTCGGTCGGCTGGGGGGCCTTGGTCACTTCGCCGGCCTTGATGGTGGCCTCGATGTCGGCGAGGGACATCCGGGTGTAGCCAGGGACGAAGAGGTTGTAGTAGGTCACGCCGTTGCGGACGGTGGGCGTCAGCAGGCGGGCGACCTTCTGGTCGGGTAATACGATGTATGACGAGTCCGCGATGATGCGGTAGTCGGCGGGGAGTTTCGGGTCTTTCTTCATGGGAGATTAGTTGATGACGCGGCGGGTGGCGGCGTCGTAGATCAGGAGGGCGTCGGCGTTCCAGAGGGTGACGTCGACGGTCGGGAAGAGTTCGGCAGCGCGGGCCTTGAGTTTGTTCTTCCACTGGGTCGTGGTCAGGTCGCCCTTCGTGCCGCAGGTGTGGGCCTTCTGCCAGATGGCCGGGCGGATGCGGTGTATCTTCCAGCCCATGGCGACGGCGGCGCCGTAGAGGACGCCCGTGTTCCACATCAGTTTGCCGATGGCCGAGCCGGGGATGTTCTTGCCGGCGAAGAGGGGCGGTTCCTCGAGGAAGAGTTCCGCGTCCTTGGCCTTGCAGCTGAGGTCGGCGAGGAGTTGGCAGACCTCGACATCCGAGCCGGGCATCTTAGCGCACTCAACTGGATCACCGTCGACGGACCATACGATACCACCGCTCACGCCAGGATCTATCGCCACAAGGAGGGATGACATTGGGAAAGACTCTTTAACGCAGGGTCGGGGACAAGCGGAAAAGATTGGCGACGCGGAAGGCGTAGTCGTTAGGGCGGAAGGCACGCTCGCGGGCGGCGGTCCAGCCCACGTTCCAGACGAGGGCCATCTGTTCGGGGGTCGGGTTGGTCATCCCGATGCGGTGGAAGTTCGACCTGATCCAGCGGAGGTGGGAGGCGGCGACCATGTCTTGGGCGGTAGCGTCGCGCCACTTCGACCAGGGGAAGAAGTAATGGCCCTCGGCCTTGAGGCGGGCTGACGCGTCGTCCCATGCCTCCTTGCCGACCTGATACATTCCGCGTTCACCGGCCTTGCCGATGGCCTTGCGGTTGTGCCCGGACTCGACTTCGGCGACGGCCTCTAGGAAGGCGGCGTCGGTCTTGGCCTGTGCGTTGAGCCCCAGCAGGAGCAGGGCGACGACACTGAAGCGCTGGTTAAGGGTCATACGCGTCGGGGAACTTGTGATCCGGCGACCTCGAAGCCGTCGACCTCGTAGGAGTAGGTAATCCCGACCCAGCCGCCGGCGGCGACGTAAGCCTGGAGCGAAACCTTGCTGGCCCCGTCTTCGTGCAGGGCTTCGTGGTAGTGATTGAGCAGCTTCTTCATCCGGGTCGAAGCGATGGCGGCCTTGGCGCTGACCAAGTCTCCGCACATCACGCGCTCGTTGATTTCGTAGACTTCGGAGAGCAGGGCGACCATCCCGTCGAGGTGTTTGAAACTACTCATGGGGGTGGGCGTCGGGAGTGATGGCCTTGCCGCGGACGATGGCGTCGTTCAGGTCGTCGACGCGCTGCCGGAGGAAACTAATCTCCTCGGACTGGTCGACGATGATGTGGGCCTGCATCTCGAGGGCCTTGTCCTGCCGATCGGTGAGTGCCCGCAGGGCGTTGGCGGCGGTGTGCAGGGTGCGTGCGTAGCTCCAGGGGAAGAGCCACCAGAGGCGGGGCTTGGCGTTGGGTCGGATGATGGTCATGGGTTTGTAGGGGCGGTGGGATGGGTCAGGCATGGTGCTTGAGGGTGGAGATGTCGCGTTCGGCGTACTTGCGTTTCAGGTGGCCGTTGTTGGCGAGCCAGCGATAGACGACAGATTTGTCCAGGCCTACGGCCTCCGCGGTCTTGCCGGCTTGGTAGCCGTTGGAGCGGTAGATCGGGAGGATGCGCTTGGGCCAGTCCGTCGTGTCGTGCTTAAAGAACGTCCGGCCGTTGTGGTTCTTCAGGCGGCGGCCGAGGATGCGCAGCCAAAGGTTGACGTTCGAGCCGGAGCAGCCGAGGCGGGCGGCCACGTCGGGGGCGTTCAGGCGCTCACGCTCGTCGAGCTGCGGGAGCATGGCCTCGAAAGCCCGGATGCGGTCATGCTTCAGTTTGCTCATCTTGATGCCGTTGATTTCGTGCGTCTTCTTGGAGCCGCGGGGAAGGTTCGGTTTAGGCATGGTCTTAGGCGCGGGGTTTGTACGGGCCACGCTTCTTGAGGTTGACCCAAGTCGTGTTCGTGATGTCGAGCCACTGGCGGAGGGTGCAGACGGTCGTGCCGAGGGCGGCGGCGGCGTCGGCCTGCGTCTTGCCGGCGGCGTTGAGCGCGGCGATCTGCGGGAGGATGGCCTGCAAGCGGACGGCCGCGTAGACGGCCATCGGGCGCTTCAGGGGGATAGGCCGCCCGGCGAAGGTCAGGCGGTCCGTGTAGGGGTGGTTTGCGTTGGGCATGGTGGGAAGGTTAGGCGAGGGTCCAGCAGAGGATGGTGACCTTGGGGTTGGAGTGAGAGCCGGCGTCGCGGTACTCGACGACCTGGTCATAGCGGGCGCAGGCTTCGGCCTTGGCCTTGGCCGTGACGTACTGATTGAAATCGCCGGCGGTGGGTTCGCTTGCGAGGACGACGATCTGACCGCGGGTGTGGTCGATGCCGTAGAGGGCGTAGGAGCCGATGCCGCGGACGTAGCCGTCCTTGTCCTTGAGGGACGCGGTCTCGCGGAAGGCGATGACCTTGCGCTTGAGGAGTTCGACCATCGCCTTGTCAGAAACGAGGGTGGCCTTGGGTTTGGTGTTGGTGCTCATGGTGTGGGTGGAAATTAGCGGGCGCGGCGGACGACCTTGGCCTTGACGGGCTCGGGGCCGTTGATGGCGCGGTAGAGTTCGGGGCCGCAGAAGGTGACGACGGCGAGCCAGCCGAAGATGACGATGGCGGCGAGGGTGATGAGGGCTTTCATGGGTGTGTTTTGTGGGTGGAGATTAGGCGATGACGACTTCGACGATCCGCGTGACGGCGTCGTTATCGAACTTCCAGAGCATGAAGCGGCGGTTGCCTTCAATTACTTTGGCATACTTGGGAGCGCGGTTCCAAACCTTCTGGGTGATGGTGAGGGTGGCGACGGACTGGGTGGCGAGCGTGGTCATGTTTTCGGTGGTGCCCGAACAGACTCTCACGGCTAATTCATTTCGTCAAACCTTTTTGCCGAAACCTTTGACGGGCACAGAAGACCCCCCGAGAGACACCATCGTTGAGAGGGCCGGGGGTTTTACTCATTGGCTGAGAGGGTTGGAGTCGAACCAACGACCGACGGCTTAACAGGCCGCTGCTACTACCACTGAGCTACCTCCCAAAGGACGACTCCCCCGTGCCTTTCGGTAGAGGGGGGAGCCATTATGGGGTCTACTATGCCCCTTAGACTCTCCGCGTCAAGGGGTCTTAAAGGCCTCTCCTTGCCCTTCCTAGGCCGTTTGACGGCGGGAACGGAGGAAGACCGCCACCCCTACCCCTAGGCACCCCACGGCCAAGGCCCAGCCTAGGTCGCGGACGGACTTCAGGGCCATCGTCGCCGATGACAGGCCTTGCTCGACGCGCTGGGAGTCCGACTTGATGCCGGCGTCCGTCACGATCATGACCAGGGCGTCCCGAGATTGCAGGGTGCCGAGGACCTACCC